AAAAGGTGAACAAATGATAATAGGCACATCAGAAAAATGCTGAAAAACCTTGAGTTTTCGGGTGTTTTTATACTCAAATGGTAAAATATGACCTTCACAGCTCCTGTGTTCGTTATAATTCCTTAGAATGCCGAAAACCTTGTTATTATCCCATTTTTTCAAAATCATATCCCTTTGGGTTTTCTTAGACTATCTTAGAAAGTCCACAAAAAGGGGAACAAAAAAAGACCTAAAATAGGTCATTAACTTATGAGTTCAGCAGGCAAGAACTAGCGTAGTCATCAGCTACGCTTTTTTTGATTGTCTTGGGATTGCTGTTAGGTCTATTATAACATGGTGTCACGCGCGTGATGGTCTTTTTTACAAAAAAAGCACTTAGATTTCTCTAGGTGCTTAATATTTACGCCACTTCACTCTCTTTTAGCAAAAGTTCAAAAAACCTTGTTTGCTCTTCTGGTGTAAAAACATCACGACCGTCCAAGTGCCACGTTCTCTCTCTAAGACTTTGTAATTCCTGACGTTCTTTTTCAGTCAATCCGCTCACCTCATTTCAACTTATATCTTATACCGTAATTATATAACTTCTTGAAAAGTTTTTCAAATCCTCTAATATTGGCTGATTTTGTAGGAATACGCGTATGCTATGGACTTACTGTATCCCATTGAGTTTTACTGTGTTTGTTAGGTTTTAGAGTTTTGTTACCCTATATTAGAAAGTTTAGTTTTCTTTCTATGTTTTAGATAATAAGTCAGCGAGCTCAGCAAGTGCTAACTTCAAATATCTAAAAAATGTTGTCTTACTAACATTCATTATCTCCCCTGCCTCCAAATCCACTTTTTGTTGGATATAGTAAAGGTTTAAAGCTAGACGGTACTTAGGATTTCTTAGTGTGTCAATCATCCTAATCAGCTCCAGGCGCTCCTTAGTTAGCCTGTCAATTCTGTTTGTTATGTCCTCTTTAATTGCTAGCTGGGCAACTAACTGACTTTCAGAACTGTTTGCCCTGCTAGTCTGTACCCTGGTTTGTGTAAGTGTTGTCTGTTTGAATAGCCCGGTTTCCAAATATTGAAGTTCCAGGTAAAGCTGGCTGATCTCTTTATCAATCCACCTAATACCCTCTAGCCTATGCTTTAACTCCTCTATGGTCATTATTCCCCTCTTATGGTAAATAAATTTGTTGAAACTTCTTACCCTGCGTGCCTCTTTGTTTTATTTTTTGAATAATAGTCCAATGACTGTTGCATTATAAATTTGTAACTTGTGGAAATGACTTCCCACGCACTATTAATCATCCCACTCTCCAAAACATAAATTTATTATTTGGCTATCTTCAGAAAGCCCTAGGTTATTCAAAAATTTTTCAGCATCTTCAACTGTTTCAAACTTCCTTACTTTCACCGGGTCATTGCTACCATTCTTTTTATACTGTACTTGAATAACACCGTTAGGATTCATGATCATTACAAAATAGTTAGATTGTTGTTCTGCAATTTCTTCAAGCCTAGCGATATTTTTCTTTAAACTTTTAAGACTCATCTAATAGCTTAGCCTCCAATACTTCTAGCTGTTCGACAATCTCCACCGTCTCAACAGCCTTGTAAGCTGTTGTAAGAATTGTTTGGGCTGACTGTACCCTAGCGTAAGGGCTAGCGGTCTCGTCTTCCATGATATCGGTAAGTACCTTGACCGCTTTTATACTAGCAACTTGTAATAGGGCTGTCGCTTCTTTTAATTGCTCGCTCCTGCGTTCACGATATACACGCTTAAAGGTTGCATTTTTCAGATACTCGTAAGCCCTACCTCTGCTTATATTAGCAAGTTCAGACGCCTTGGTTACATTACCAGTTAAAAGCAAGTTGGTCAAAAAATTTTCTTGCCGTTTGTTTAACTTTTCCAACGCCCCCTCCTTATCTTAATTTTGCAATCTCACTAAAATCTAGTGGTGGAAAAATTGATTGTACACCACTATCAGTGAAAATCTCACCGGTAGCAAACTTTTCTAATGAATACTTAGGTATCAAGAAAGCTCCATCTACTTCCATCTCTTCAGGTAAGTAGTTCTCAGATTTACCAATAATTTCATAAATAGCTGATATAATCTTGCCTTTTTCCCCTTGGCGCTTACGATACAGTTCTTTTATTTTGTCAAGATGTTCATTGATTTCTTGATCTATCTTTTGAGAATTATTAAAATTCTTCTCACGATAACACTGTATTGCATCTTTTAAATCATAGTAAAGTTTTGTTGAATTTTTTAGCATGTCTAACTCTTTTTCTACTCGATTTTTTTCTTGATTATAAATCGCTAAAGTATGAGTTTTTTCAGCATTTTTTGCCAATTCTTGAATATTTGCAACATCTTCACTAATATCGATTTTTTTAATTGCTTCCTGTATTTCACCTAAGTAACTTTCTTTTTCCTTGATTTCTTTGGAAAGATTTTTAATAATTTCAAGTCCTTCTTTGAATTCTGCCATGATATAACCCCTTTTAAAATAAATCTCTATTTTCTGCAATGAGTTTCATACGCTCATTATCGTCTTCCACGGCCATAATTTCAGCTTTAGTTATACGTTTTGGCGAGGTTCTTTCCTCTATCCCCGCCCGCTTGATTAATTCATCAATATAGTTATTATCAATCATTTCTTCCTCCAGTAACAATAAAGAGGCATGACAAAATAGAATAGATTCCATTTATGTCATACCTCTGTTTTTCAGTTAGTATTTAATAATGTTTTCGTTCCGTCGTTTCGGTTGCTACGATTTTACCATCGTTTACAATAAGTTCAATCGTTCCAAACTTTGGAATTTCTAACATCTTCATTATACCATTTTTATCCCTAAAATACACAAAATTCTCTATAAAATCCATTAAATCCCCCTTGATTTGTCATTTTTTGTTTTTCAGTTCTGTTTTATTCTTTGGATAATAGCCCGCTGACTGCCATATCTCGGATAAACTGTTTTTCAGTATCTGCTGGTAGCTCTAGCAGGTCTAGCAATTCTCCTAATGCCTGTTTATCTGTACTAGCAATAACTTTCTTTAGGATTGTTTCGTATTGCTGTTCTAGATAGTCGCAAAATGCCAATCTTTGAGTTTGTGTCGGTGTAGCATTCAAAGCCATATAACAAGCTTCAGTTATCTGTGAGAATAGTTTAGCACGCGCTTCTGGGTGCTTATACAGTTCATAAATGTTCAGACTGGTATCCTCTTCCTGTAACTTTTTAGCTATCTCCAGTAACTTGGGAATATCATCAGCTTCTACGGGGGTATCATCAGCCATATAAGCCAATCGGTGTTGTTCAAGTTCTAATCGGTCTTTTTCTGCTTGTTCTAAATAATCATTGTTTGTCATGTTGTTTGTCTCCGTTTTATTTGTATAGGATCAGTAACCCTAGCGTTGTAGTCATGGCTTCATAGTCGCCACTAGTTGCCTCTGTATATTTCACGTCAATAACTTCAACGTCTGCCATAAAGTCGTTAACCTGGTTTTCAAATTCCTCCAGGCTTTGCTTATGTTTCTGATAAAATAGCTTGATTTTCATTGTTTTACCTCCGATTTATCACGTTTTTTTAAAATTTATCACGTTATTTTTTGAAAACGTGATAAATTAAAATCCAGTAGTACCAAGGGTTTAGGTCTTATTTATCACATTTATCACGTTATATACATTAAAAATAAAATCTATATATAGGATATTCAAAGGTTGCTCTCTATAATATCTATATACGGGAAATTTTATTTTTTTCGTGTTAAACGTGATAAACGAGTAAAACCCTTGATATGACTGGGTTTATTTCTATCACGTTTAGTTTTCCCTTGGTGATAAACGTGATAAATTTTATTTTTTCTTTCTCCGTTTATGTTCTGGCCAATGGTTATAGTACCCACGTTCATTCTTCGGTTTTTTGCGCCTCTCGGGGTCCTGCCTACCGTTGAAATAAGTGTTACTTGCAAAGGGTGGTAAATCTTCTTTTGGATAGAAACCTACGTGAATTTGCCTCCCAGCGGGTATCATTTTCATGCCTGCTTCAAATCCTTCCGGAAGATTATTTTTAATTTCTCGATGCAACCCTCTCTCAGACTTGGACAGCTTCACGTCATAATAGCTCAGATAATCTTTCCAAACATGGTAGACGTAACTGTTAGGTATGAACTCACTATTAAGATTATCAGTGAAAAATATAGAAACAAAATCAATGACGGGGTTCATGTCCTTGTGGTGTTCCTCTAGTATTTCAATAGACTTCTTAGGGTTAATGTCAGCGATAGGCGTTTCAATCGCCAACTTTACCAAATATTCTAGAACTTCCCTGCGATTGATATAATCGTCTTTTATTGCTTTATTAGGTTTTCCTTTGAACACTTTTGTAAAAGGCAAAATCCTAAAACGTCGGTCAATGGCTGACTTATCCCCGTTCATTCGTGGTAACCCGTTGGAAGACTGCACAACCGTCATATTAAGGCGGATACTGTAAGGACGTTTCCCTTTATCCTCTATGGTCATGATGTCACCCGTTGCCAAGCTAAACATATCCGACGTGTCTTTGATAACAGCGTCCTTCTGTACGTCATCACCGATAACAAGGGACTTACCCAGTAAGATAGAGGTTGAAAAGCGACTGTTTGCAAGTCCTGTTATTTTCAAGCTAGCCACGTTCTCCATACCAACCAAGTTTATAAGCAACTGCTGAAACGTTCCTTTTCCTGTTCCACCTTCACCGAAAAGCCAAAAGATTTTATGTAATGATTGGCCAGTGATACTTGCCTTTATAATTTGGATCGCAAGGTTATAAAGTTCCTCGTCACCGTCAAATAGCTCCCGTAGCCACGTTGTAGGTTTCCAACCTGTTACAGTTGGTTCTTTTGCCTTTGGATTGTATCCGGTCTTAATCTTCCTTGTAACTGTTATATCGGGTGTGAGTTCTTCAAAAATTCCTGTTTGAGCATTATAAAGCTGTTTCCCAATCACCGTATAATCACTTTGAATTTCTTTCATCTGACTTTGTCTAGCAATCTTATAAAGGGTGTCAAAGGCCTGTTTTTCCGTAGCATTTGGAAAAATAACAGAAACCAAATCTTGTAACAGTTCATTGTCTTCCAACCAAATACCAAAGTCGGGATTATAGAAGTATAGCGGGGCTTTTTGTCCCTGGGCTTCTGGCTTAATTCTAATAAAACGGATATGTTTTTTTAGCATAATAGCCACGCCTAGCGGTGTTTTAGGAAGGACTTTCTCACTCGCTTCCTCTCCTTTTTGTCGTGCTAGTTCTTCATGCTGCTCTTGAGTTATCTTACCACTTTTAACATTTTCCAGATGTTTACTGTCGGCCATAACTTCATCATAGGCAATCTTGAAAGCTTCGTCTTTCATATCTTGGCACTCTTTAATCAGTTGCCCCCTAATGCCTTTGAAAGTCTTAAAATGCTTGTCCTCGCTTTCACGTTCTAACATGATTTCACTTTCCATGCTTTTTAGTTGTTCAAGTTCTATTGTCCTATCCTCTCTTTCTGTATTCTGCCCGTGCGATACTTTCAAAAGTACGGTCTAACTCGTCAATCGGCAACGGGTTAGGTGTCTGTTCGTTTGCGATTGTCACAAGTTCGTAAGCTGTTTCTAGGTCTGCATCTACCCACTTATTAAACAGCAACCCTACAAAGCGGGTGACTGCCACATTCCTACCGCCTTCATCTCCAAAGCCATTGAAAAGCGTGTCTATAACCCGCATAGTGATCGAACGGTGTCCGCTAGGTCGTGGGGTGTAAGTAGTAGTTACAGCCTTTTTTGTCGGCTGTTTATCCAATACCGCTTGAATAGGGTAATCGCTCCCCCTGTGGATAATTTTCTGATATTCTTCTGGATCTCCAGTCGCCACGGGTAAACCCTGTAATTGTGACCATGTAAGACTAGCAACGTCAAAGGGTAGCCCGATTTTATCCGCTATCTCTTGGACTGTTGCCCTGTAGGTCGTTTCTTTCATCTTGTGACTAGGCTTCACTACAAGCCTGTAACGGGGCTTTTTAGCCGTGTGTTTGATTGTCGGGTAAATGATATAGGAGTAGTCAGAAAGTGCCTCAGAAACGATTCTGGGAAAGTCTGCACATGCTTCTAGCTCGTCATAGTCCAAGAAAATCAAATCGCGATAGACCAGACTGGAGTTGTTTCGTCTGTGAGTGCCTTTCTTATCTGCTGTGACTTTGCCACTGATACAGTAGGGGGCTTGTGTGCGTTTGAATTGCTCAATGTCCACCCCTTCAGGTACTTTCATTGGCTTAAATTGTGCGATATACTCAAACGGCTCTAGCCTATCAAACGGATAGACTAGATTATTCTGAAAGCCTCTAGCCTCGTAAATCATTTTCTAACCGCTCCAGTCGCTCTTCCAGCTCGTCAACTCGGTTTTGTAGTTCAATGACAAGGTTTTCTAACTCGCCTGTGTAAAATTCGTTCATGTTATTTTCTCCGTTTCTTTTTGAGTTTCTTCAGTCGTTGCAGCTCCTTGTTTTGCTCAAGGGTTGGACGTCTGTCTTTCGCTATTTTAATATCGTGATAATGTCCGCCACCTTGTGCGGGGTGTACGCTATACCTTGCCATTATCCACCCCCAAAAAGATTAAAATATCATGGATTTTATAAAACACCTTCCTGGTATCCTCAAGCGGGGGCTGATACCGTCTTAGCCCTGCCTGCTCCCAACGTTTCAAGGTCTTATCCTTTATGTCTAGTTCATCTTTAACCTGTTGAGCTGTGATTAGCCCTAACAGTCTTGGTGGGGTTTGCTCACGCGCCTCTAAGTAACTTCCTACCAGCTCCAGCACTCCCTGGGTTAGATCCTGTTCACTTTCTTTACTTAGGCTAAACATTCATATCAGCCCCTTTCAGTAATTTCTTATAGCTTTCCAGGTCTGCTTTAATCAGCACATCTAGGCGCTTACCTTCTGTGTCATATTGGGCCTTCAGTTCTCGGATACCTTCCAGGCGCTCGGTGTCATTAGCTGGGATATAGTAGCCACTAACTAGCCCACGTTTGGCCACAATTGGGACACCATGTTTTACGATAAGGCGGTGGACGTTCTCCCTTAGCGTTCTGATGTCAATGCCTACTAACTTAGCAATGTACCTCCCTGCACGTGGATTACCAGCACCTACAGGGATCAATCGCAAAATCCTTAATTCTAAATCTGTCATTCAATCCCCCTAATTGTAATGTTTGTTAGAGAGCCAAATATATGCACCATAGCGCTCTTTAACGTAGTCCTTGGGTGTTTCTGTTGGTTTGGTGTCTGAAATGTTGCTAGGCTTGTCATATCGCCATAATAGGACGAGAATAACTAAGCATACTATAATCACAATAATACCTTGTGTTGGTGTTAGGTTTAGTTCATTTTGCATGTCTTACCTCGCTTGGTAGTCTTTAATAAAATCTAACTGTTCATCTCTAGTCATTGCTAGAAAAGTATTGACCTCATCGGATGTCAGTTTCTTATCTACAAAATCACTGACCATTTGAAATAGATTCGGTGATTTTTCTTTGATCTCCGCTATAAGCTCGTTAAATTCTTCTGGTGTCATATCTTTAATTTTTTCCATGCTATGCCTCGATTTTTTTATTTTTCTGTGTAATTGCCTACGCTGTTGCGCGTGCTTGTTCTGTTTTAATGCTATTCTTTACTATACAAGATTGACCGACTGCTAAACGCTGGGATAAAATCCCCAAGTTGGCGGACGCTTAATCAGTCGGGGCTAGTTTTAAGGGATAGCGCCCTGCGTATGGATATGATATAATGGATATATCAATAAATTACTAAAATCCCTTTAATAACGGCTTGCCTGCCTTATTATTGTGATTTAGTTGATAGTGAAAGGCTTGGAAGTTTGGTCGCTCTCAAAGCCTTTTTTTGTTGTCTTTAAGCATGGATTTCTTGTAATTCCTTGAAATAATAATCAGGTATTTCATCCATGGCTACCTGCTGCAACTGAATAGCTTTCAATCGGTTGCTATCGCTTGCCGTTGGCTTGTTGATAATCTCAGACGTTGCCAAAACTTGCCTATAATATTCTTCAAGCTTAAGCCTACGCCCTGCGTTTACTTCTTCAGTGTGCGCTTTTTTATTACGTAAGAGTTCAAAGGTTTCAAGTTCGCCATCTTTCAAAGTGTAATCAAGCGCCCCACGATAACGCCAACCATTAAGCCTTAGCTTAATGTCTTTTTCTGACCAGTCGGGCAACGCCTCGCTTAATAACTCTAAGCTCATTGTTCCCGTCTCTTCTAAAATTCTGTGCAATACCTCTTGGGTGAATGGTGTTTTTGCCATTGTGTGCCTCCTTTCTAATCTTCTGGTGTCAATAGTTCATCAATCGTCACGCCTAAATAGTTTGCGACTTTTTGAAGTACTGTAATATCTGGCTTTTTGGTACGTTCGTAGTACAAAGCCGTCAAAGTACTTTTTGAAATGCCTGTAGCCTCTGCAACGTGTGAAACTTTCTCACGACGTTTGGCTAGCAATACACGCATGTTGTTCTTCATGATCTTGGCTCCTTTCTAACTGTAAAATAGTTCATCAATGGTGATGTCTGGTTTGATTTCTCTGACCTGCTCACGAATGATTAAGCGTTCACGGTCAGTAAATGGGGTCTTGCCTGTTTCTTTGTTGTTGTATGACTGCAAAGAAATCTCAAGCTTGTCCGCCATATTCTTCTGGGTCAGCCCCAACATAACCCGATATCCTTTGAGTTTGCTCATGCCATTCTCCTTTCTTTGAAAAATTCCCCTCCATAGATTGAAAGTGTGAAAGGTTGTGGAGGAGTTGCAAAAATTCTGCAATCCGTTTTTGCAAGATTGATTATAATGCAAAGTTTCTGCAATGTCAACCCCTTGTTTTAAAAAAATCGCAATTTTTTTGCAATCTTTGTAAATCGGTGTTATAATCACATTTGAAAGGTTGTGAAATTTATGAATAGATTGAAAGAATTAAGGCAAGAAAAAAAGCTAACTCAACAAGAGGTAGCTGATATTGCTAAAGTTTCAAAAAGAACTTACATATATTGGGAAAATGGAGAAAGCCAAATCAAACCAGACAAAGCCCAGGCACTCGCTGACCATTTTGGTGTACCTGTCGGGTATTTGTTGGGGTTTACAGACTGGTCTGAAACTTTTCAAGAAAAAGAATTTTTAGATCCTGATGACATTGTAAAGATTGGTTTCGATAAACTAATTCTTCATTCTCGTTATACTGATAAAGATGACTTTATGAAGTCACTGGTTAATGCAAACTGGCTTACTGAAGTTTTCGCTGTTCCGTTCGCATTTGCTGAAAGTGAAGAGGAAAAAACAGCTATAAAGGATACTGCAAGTTATAGCTTTGTTAAATATATAAAAAATCTCTCAACCGCTTTATATTACTTGAATGATTATGAAGTCGAATTGTTAACTAGAGTTGTTTTTTTATCACAAAAAGATAGGGAGCAAATCCTAAATATTGTTAAAACGTTCACACCACTTAATGAAGAATGAAAACATTTGACAACTGAATAAAGGGGTGCTATACTGATGGTGTTAACAAACGTGGTAAGAATGTTAGCACGGTATCAAAAAAGCCCCCAACGGTCGCAACGTTGAGGGTTTTTCTTTTGCCCCTGGGGCTACTTTCTGCGATTGTTCAGCCAATATTCAAACAGTACTGTTAGAATACCAACCAACAATGGCAGAAAAAACGTGGTAAGTATGATTTCTGCCACGGTATCACCTCCCTTCAGTAAAATCCGGGGGCTTGTCTATCATATCAGAATACTGCTCACGTTGTCAAACGCTCCAAAATCGCCTGTATTCGCTTTTAGCTCTCTTCTGGTATATTTACCCTACCCACCAAAAACAAACGAAAATAGGGCTATTCTCGTAACGCTCAGCATGATATAAAACCTTTACGGCTTGCCTGCTGATGTTTAGAAAGGTTTATCATCATGAAAATCAATGAAATCAAAAAGAAAAACGGTACTATCGTTTACCGTGCCAATGTTTACTTAGGTACTGATCAAGTAACAGGTAAGAAAGTAAAAACCAACGTCACGGGTAGGACTAAAAAAGAGGTTAAGCAAAAAGCCAAGGAAGCTGAAATAGAATTTAAAGCTAATGGCTCCACACGTTTTCAAGAAACCAATATTAAAACATTCAAGGAATTATCTGACCTTTGGCTCAGCAATTATAAACTAACGGTAAAGCCCCAGTCTTATCGCTATACCGTCTCACTACTCAATAACCATATTTGGCCAAAATTGGGGAGCATGAAACCCCACAAAATAACTACAGTCTATCTTCAAGCGTTCATCAATGACTTAGCGCCTAAATTGGTTCATTTTAGCACCGTCCACTCTGTGGTCACTAGAATTATGCAGTTTGGGGTTATTCTCCAGCTATTGCCATTTAATCCAGCTAGGGAAGTCATGCTACCTAAAGAACAAAAAGAGACTAGGGAGCGTGTGAAATTCATTGACAACACGGACTTAAGAAAACTGCTTGATCATATGGATATGCTATCCCAGCAAGAATATAAGTATTATTTTGATAGCGTGCTTTATAAGCTCTTACTTGCCACTGGGTGCCGTTTTGGGGAAATTGTTGCCCTTGATTGGTCTGATATTGACCTAGACAATAAAACTATCAGCATAAGTAAAAGTTACAACCGCCTAGTTGACCTGGTAGGAACACCAAAGAGTAAAGCAGGGATTAGAGTTATCAGCATCGACAACAAAACCGTCTTAATGCTCAAGCAATACCAGGGACGGCAACGGTTAACCTTTTTAGATATTGGGGAAAAAGCGCCCTCGGTGGTCTTTGCTACTCCAGTTAGAATTTATCAAAGCATGCAGATCATGCAGCAAAGACTTACTAAACGCTGCGAAGAGATAGGTATTACTTACTTTACCTTCCACGCCTTCCGCCACACTCACGCTAGTTTATTGCTTAATGCTGGTATCAGTTATAAAGAATTACAATACCGCCTAGGTCATTCTCAATTATCAATGACCATGGACATCTATAGCCATCTATCCAAAGATAAAGAAAAAGAAGCGGTTAGATACTTTGAAAAAGCCCTTGAAAGTCTTTAGTCCACAAAAAGGTGAACAAATGATAATAGGCACATCAGAAAAATGCTGAAAAACCTTGAGTTTTCGGGTGTTTTTATACTCAAATGGTAAAATATGACCTT